ATTCTATAGAGAGAAGAAATGCTACATCATATCCTATTTCTAAAAAAATATGTGAAATATATAATTTTGAGGTAAAACATATACCTATATTATGGTATAAACCTGGAGTAACCAATTCCCAGCATGCAGATAGTTTTTCTATTATAAATGGCACCGTGGTTAGAACTGCGGAATGGTTACGCAGTGCAATTATATTTTTAAATGATGATTTTGATGGTGGTGAGTTGGTATTTCCAAATCAGGGTGTTTCAATAAAACCAGTGAAGGGTACTATGGTAGTTGCGTCTTGTGGAATAGATTATGTACATTACACAAATGCAGCATCTTCTGATAGATATACTCTAGTATTTCGAATAAATAATTGACTTGCAATAATATATAATGTATAATAGGTGAATGGTTGTTTGAAGCAACTAGAAACGTGTTCTGGACGGGAGTTCGATTCTCCCCACCTCCACCAAAGTTCATTATTGTATAGTAGTGAGTTTCGGTGGGGGTGACTAGGTTTCGACAGAGCAACAAGTACAGAAGTGGACAACTCATCAGAGTAGATGTTAAAACTAAACAAAAGTAAACGCAAACGACTCACAGTTCGCATTAGCAGCCTAAACACTGCTTAGGGTTTCGGTAGGTTTCCTCGTAACAGAATAACCTACCACTTTATTATGCCAGCCACGTAGTGTGCCAGCCATATAATTTTAACCTTATTACAACTTATAGGAAAATAAATGAAATTGAAACTTATCACTGCTGCATCACTAGTAGCATTCTCTGCAATGGCAAGCGCACAGTCATCTGTAACTGCAACATATGGTGTTAAAGAAGCAAATGTTACAAATGTGCAGAGTCATGTAACGAACATGTCTGTTAAGACTCGTGCATTTACCAATGTCGATCTTGATGCAGGTATTAATACTGAAACTGCTGACGTAGCACGCACTGTTACAAATCGTTATGAAATTGGTGTATCTACAGGAATGGATCTAACTTCATTTCTTCGTGGTGATGTTCGTCTCGGTACTGGCATGAAGCAAAAATCAGGTGTTCAAGACTTTGGTTACTACTCTGTAGAACCTGGAGTTACTGCAAAGTTTGGTGATATTAGCACACGTGTAGCATATCGCTATCGTACTGCATATGACTCAAATGTTAATGCTGATACTAGTCAAACTATGCGTTATAGCGTAGGTTATGCATTGACTAAGAAAGATGCTATCAGACTTGGATATGATGTTCAAAGTGGTGATGGTGCTAACAAGCAAACTACTATCGCTTACACTCGCTCATTCTAATTTAAGAGTTGATGGTCTCTTTAAAACCATCATGAATTAGTGAAGTCTTTGCTTGATGTTAGCAACCGATTACCCAATGGTATCTTGTACTAACTTATAGTGGCAACATTAATATTGTCAATTTATTTTTAATTGTTAGGATATGATATGAAATCACTTATCGCATTGGTAGCATTGGCATTCGCATCACTTTCTTTTGCAGCCGAACCTGCTAAGAAAGAAGAAGCAAAGGCTCCAGCAAAAACTGAAGCAAACTGCGTAACTAAAGATAAATCTGGTAAGTGCCCACCTGCTCCAAAGTCTGAAAAACCTACTCCTAAAAAAGTAGAACATAAAGACGAAAAGAAAGCAGACGCACCAAAAGCAGAAGCCGTAAAGAAGTAACAATTCCTAAATAATTGTTACAGTGGGTTGAAGGATCCCAATAAAACCTTCATTTTACACACACAACACAAAGGAGTATTTTATGTCAAATCTGACACCATTCGAAATTCGTCTTGAACTATTAAAAATGGCCAAAGACATGTTAAATGATGATTATTATGGTAAGCGTGAGGTTATTAGCAATAGTTGGCAAGCCAAACTAGAAATTGCTAAAATCAATGGTGGTGAGTTGCCCGAACATCCAGGGTTTCCAACTTATCCATCAGAAGCTGAAATCATTTCAAAAGCACAAGTGCTTAATGGTTTCGTTTCAAACATCCCAAATATAGATACAAAGACTAGCAAAAAGTCTGCCTGATCGGGATAGGAGAAGTGCAAAATGCACTTCTCTCTAACTTTAAAAGGAGAACTATGCGACAATATCGTTTATATGTTCCAATCATACTATTAATACTATGTTTAAGTTTTTATTTGAATTCAGTACTATCAAGTAAAGACATTTATTTAAAGATTAACTATTCACAGTTAACACCAGAATCTCAAGAACAAGTGCGTTGTCTTGCAGACAACATTTATTATGAGGCTGGCTATGAACCAGATGAAGGTAAACTTGCAGTCGCACTCGTCACAATGAATCGTTTACAAGATCCAAGATATCCAAAAGATATTTGCTCTGTAGTCAAACAAAGGGTAAAATCAACATGTCAGTTTAGTTGGTTCTGTGAAAACGTAAAAGCCAAAAGAAATGAAGTATACAATAAAGCAATGGAAGTTGCTCTTGATGTCTATGCTAATTATGAGAAGCTGACAGACATCACGTATGGTGCATTATTTTATCATGCTGATTACGTCAATCCAAGATGGAAGTTAGAAAAGACGACTGTTATCGGTAGACATATTTTTTATAAAGAAAGTGAAAGAAAAGATGATGCAAAAAATGAACATTCAACTAAAGGAAGATCAGTCTTCTAAACATTCCTTCTTCTTACTAATGGAAGAAGTTACGTTGACTAGTGTGAAACAAGCAGTTGAGTGGATATTCGAAGCCAACTTCTCTGAAGAACCACCTGAACTAATGAATTTAATCATTACAAGTCCAGGTGGTGATTTAAATGCTGCATTTGCATTGATTGATACTATTCGTGGTTCTTCAATTCCAGTTAGAACAATTGGACTTGGACAAGTTGCCTCAGCAGGATTGATGATCTTTATTGCAGGACATAAAGGACATCGTCTGCTGACACCAAATACATCAATACTCTCGCATCAATACTCTTGGGGTGCGTTTGGTAAAGAACATGAACTGTTCGCTACTGTGAAAGAGTTTGATTTAACTACCAAGAAGATGATTTCCCATTACAAAAAATGTACTGGGTTATCAGAAACAAAAATTCGAGAAGTGCTATTGCCACCTCAGGATATCTGGCTTAGTGCTATCGAAGCAAAAAAGTTAGGACTCTGCGATGACATTAAAGAACTTTCTTAATTATTGTAAGTATTCTGGTGTATGGATTTCTCTCACATTAAATCCATATCACTGGAGATTATCATTTGACTACACAAAACCAGATGATATGGATCCAAGTTTATATTCTATCCATATCAGCATTGCGCCATTATCAATAAAATTTGTATTGGATGATGGATCATGGTAACAGGAATTTTTACAAAACTTAAACCACCTTCTTTTTTAAAGGAACTTATTATGTCAGATAATGTTTTTATCATTTCAATTGCACTTGCTGTTTTTACTGCGATTTGCGCACTTGGTCACGATTCATATGTTTCAACAAAATCTATTGAAAGAAACATTGAATCCGCTATCGTTAAAGGTATCGATCCATTAGCTGTTCGTTGTGCTTATGCTAAACGAGATGACACTATTTGTATCGTTTATGCATCTTCACACAACTCACCCTCCAGTTTGTCTAGTTCTAAAAAGTAATACTTTAGCATTCTAGCCGATACCCCTCATCTTTTGAGGGGTATTTTTCCTTGTAGAATCAACAACTTACCCTCTCTCCAGAAAGTTGTTGTCTTTAATCGACCTTTGGAGCATAATATATCTTATAGTGAATGAGAAAGGTTTATTATGAGTCGAATGGCTGAATTAGACATGGAAATAAACGATGCGTTAGATGCACATCGTGGTCCAGAAAATTGGATGTCCTGCGAGGAAATTGCATTTCAATTGGAAATTCCAGTTGAGTTGGTGCATCAGGTTGTTGAAAACAGATGGAACATTTTGATTGGAGAATCAGTATGAGTTTACTTACAGTCGGCAACCCAAAATTGCTTAAAGGTGAGAAGAAAGGCTATTTGTCTTCTGTTCTACACTTTGCGCCAGCAACTCTTTCTGGTAAAGAAGTCTGCCCCAAGCGCACAGCTGGATGTACTGCTGCATGTTTGAATACTGCTGGTCGTGGTGGCATCTTCAAGAAAGGTGAAACCACCAATGTGATTCAAAAAGCACGGATCCGTAAGACCAAAGCATTCTTCGAAAATCGTCAAGCATTCCTCAATGAGTTGACTGTTGAGATAATCAAAACAAAAACCAAAGCAGAAAAACAAGGACTGATTCCAGTCTTTCGTTTGAATGGCACTTCAGATCTCGCATGGGAGAAGTATGAAGTTGCAAATGGCAAAAACATTTTCCAAATGTTTCCAGAAGTGCAATTCTACGACTACACTAAAATCAACAATCGCAAAGTTAGTCACATTCCTAACTATCACCTGACTTTTTCTAAAGCAGATGGTAATGATATGGATGTTCGTCTTGCATTATCCAACGGCATGAATGTTGCAGCTGTTTTCCACAAAGTACCAGAGACATATCTTGGTCGTCCAGTTATCAATGGCGATGAGACTGATCTTCGTTTCTTGGATCCTAAAGGTGTTATCGTTGGTCTCAAAGCCAAAGGTAAAGCCAAGAAGGATCTTTCTGGATTCGTAGTGACTGCTTGACATTAATTCATAATTAGAGTATAATAGAACTTATGCAGATGCTACATACATCACTTGGAAAAACCAAAAAGAAGAAACCGACTGCCAAACAACGAGAGTTGCAGTCGTCATGGGAAACCATGCTAAAGAAGTATGCCACAAAGACGATTGCGCCTAAGCAGCAATCACTCAGTGATGTATACTCACTTGGAAAACCTGCTGGTCGGGAGACCCCTAAGATTCCAAGTCTTCCATTCACTGCTGGTCCATGCACTAAAGCACCTGACAAGGTTTACACAGGTACTATGATTAAGGGTATTGGAACTATGCATAAGTCAAATGCTGTACCAATTTTCACTGACGAACAGGCAGTCGAAATTGCAACTATGAGGAGAGGTTAATGGAACCAAAAAAGTATTACAGCAGTATAAGTTACACATATACACTTCCACCTAATTCTGGATTCATTGAGTTGAATACACATCAGTTGGCTAGTTTATACGAACCGAATGTTGACATCGTTGAGAAACTTTTGGAATATTCGATGATGCAAGAAGCAAAAGAGTTAATTGAAAGAATAAAAAGATGAAAGTGTTCTCTGCATTCCCAACTCCAATATATATTAATAATATCGAATACGACAATGATCTACTTAATACTGTGAAAACCTATGACTATGAATCATTTCACTCTAAAGAAC